GAAGTAGTGTCGATTTCTCTTTCTATTTCTGTTACTGATAATACTTGACTTGCTGCCCTTGTTGTTATTTCTAAAGTGAAGGGGTCTCCAACTGTATGTATTGTAAAGACTGAATCTGAATCTACTATTCCTCCAGATGTTGCTGATGTATGGGTAATATTTTCCCCAGACCATTTGTTTAATGCTGACCCATAGGTTGTTGTCGTTATTTCTTCGACTATTTCTTGGGTCGTTGTTGTCGTACTGTTCATCGACCCCTGCGTGAAATTGGGGGTGACTAATTCGGCTCTCGCTACCGTGGGTGATGCCAGTATGAAGAGTAAAAACCATTTCTTCATTCTTCCTTTTTCTTTGCCATTGGACATTCGACTGGTGTTCCATTACCAGAATTCTTACTACCAGTGGTCAAGCCGAAAGTTGCAAGTGCTCCTGTAAACACACTGGCAACGAACGTGATATCTGAGTTACCAGCTTTCTTGATCATTGGTAATTCTACATAGTTCATGGTTATAATGAAACCAGACCAAACTACTACGCCAAGTCTGACAAATGTACCAAGAACTTCTATTTGGTGTTCTTTATCCTCGGCTACTTCTTTGAGTTTTCCGAGGAGTCCTTTTTTCTTTTCTCCTTCCATTTATCAATCTTACCTTGTAGGAATTTTTGTAGTTTCTTCTTTATTTGATCAAAGAAAGGTGTAGCTAGGGTGGTGGTTGCTACAGCTGCCACAGCTGCATAAGTAGCAGTAGTTACTACTTCAGCAGTTGGTAATGGCATCTGTATATCTAATACAGGGATCTGTACTTTAGGTGTTGGAGGTGGTGTTTCTTCTGTAGTCTCTTTCTCTACCCCTTCAGGAGCTTCCAGATCGCTCGGAGGGATCACCATAGGTACATACCCTGGAATACGAGCTGTAGGTGGTTTAAACTCGATTTGCATCGTAGGTAGCTCTTTAGGAAGCTTTGCTGTGGGTAGATTAAGATCCATTACGAAGTTTCAGCCTCCTCTAGTTCTTGTAATGTTTTTAGTGCTCCCTGTAGTTCAGTGAAGCGTTGTGCAGCAGCATTTTTCTGCTCTATTAATTGATTATGTTGTTGAACTACTTGTTGTAATTCAGCTTTTACTTCTTCAATCTTTTCTGTTATAGTCATAGGGTGTTATGCTGCCTCCAGTGCAGCTACTTTTGTTTCTAGTGTTTCGATTTTTACCATAGCTTCTTGCAAAGCTTTAAAGGCTTTCATATAAAGTATTGAATATTTAACAGACTTAGTTGTAGTACCAAGGTCATTAAGATCTGAATCTTTATCAGCAGTCTCAACAACTAATCCTGGTGAAGTAGTTTCTAATTCTTGAGCTACAACACCTAAAAGTTTTCTAGATTTATTTGTTTTAAAATTAAAATTACGAACTTTAATTGCTTTTATATCATCCCACTGAGAACCAGCATCAACAATATTTTCTTTTAATTTTACATCAGATATTGATCCATAACTATTATCATGGTTCTGCACATCACCATCAGAATTAACTCTAAAACGGTTTGTAGTTGAGTCGTCACATTGAATGAACGGATGTGAAGTATCATCTGGAGTTGCACCTGTGTAACCTATCCATAAACCATGGGGGTTGCTACTTGTGGTTGCGTGTCTAATTGCAAATGACCAATTATTATTATTTGTTGTTCTAAAATCATGGTAAGTAGATGTTCCTGCTGAAGGCCCAGCACCGATATAGCCAACGACATCAAATCCAGTACTGGTGGTAGCGGCACTTAGACTGTTGTCGTAATAGAGTTCTACGTTCCCGTTCTGTGCAACAGCTATACCTTTTTCATTTGTTCCTCCTGTTGAAGTAGCATTGATAACAAGATCACATCCATTAGATTCGATTACGTTTCTTGGATAAGATGATTGGTGATGGATTTGAAGATCATCTGCATTTCCAAAAGAAGCTTTAACATCGTCATAAAATTTTAAATAATTAGCTGATTCATCAAACCATATATCTTTTCCAGTATTAGTTTGGTTATCAATCCAAAAATCACCGTTAACACGAAATCCATCAGCATAAGTTGTTGCTTTTAATGTGCCGTTGTAGTATAAATCTACAGCTCCATTTTCAGCACCTTTTAATATAGCTTCGCTACCATCTGCTGAACCTACATTAAAATTAGAAGCATATACCCATAAAGCTCCAGTGCCAGAATCTTTTATGAATGAGTTAGATCCATCATGGTAGATTTCCAGGTCATCATCATTTCCCCAGTTTGCTTTTTTATTATCCTGCATGTCAATGACATCAGCTCTAAACGTACCACCAACAAATACGCCATACGAGGTGGTTTCTAGCTTCAGTGAGTTGTCGTAATATAGTTCTACGGCTCCGTCAGTAGCACAGGTAATCATATTTTCAGTACTACCTGAAATTAATTGAATACCGTTACCATTATATGTTCTGATTTTTAAATCGCCTGTTCCAGTATCGTCGATGAAAGAATTAGATCCATCATGGTAGATTTTTAAATCTTCACCAGTACCAAAAACTGCCTCTCTGCTATCAGCTAAATGTATAACTTTCCCTGTACTTTCAAATCCTAAATAACCAGTGATTTGAACTCCTGTACTAGCTGTCTCTAACTTCTTAGTTCCATCATGGTATAATTCTATGGCTCCATCATCATTAAAGGTAGCAATATCTTCTCCATCGTCTTTAGCTCTAATTCTTAAATAAGCAGTTCTTATTTGTAACTCACCTGTACTGTTGTCTATATATGAATGAGAGCCATCATGGAAGATTTCTAAATCATTACCTGTCCCTATCTGGGCTTTGACATTATCTCCAAATTGAAGAGCTGCATCTAATACTTCTATATGTTCAGCACCGATAGCATCATCCGCTATCTTAGCACCTGTAACAGCATCAGCGTTTATAGCAGCTGTGACTACAGCGTTATCAGCTATAGCTGCAGCAACAATAGCATCATCTGCTATCAGTGCTGAAGTTATAGCGTCGTCAGCTATCAGTGCTGAAGTTATAGCGTCGTCAGCTATCAGTGCTGAAGTTATCGCATCATCTGCAATCTTAGCTGAAGTTACTGCATCATCTGCTATATCAGCTGTAGCTATTGTGGCATCCTTAATACCATTTGTACTTATTTGTGTTAATGCCATAGTTATTTAGCCTCCAATGCTGTTACTTTAGTTTCTAGTGTTTCTATTTTTGTAATTGCTTCCTGTAAGGCAGCAGTTAATAAAGGTACAAGTTTTGATTGATCTATTGTCTGATATATAGGGTCACCTTTTTTTACACCTTTATCATCATTATCTTCTGGTTCGACAGCATCTTTTGTACCCCAGACTGCTTCTGGAACTGTTGTAACTTCATGAGCAAGGAAACCATCTCTTGTTACAGAAGGTTCTGTTTTAAAGTTAAATCTATATGGTTTAAGTGTCTTTAATCTAGTTATACCGTCTGTTAAATTAACAATATTTTCTTTTCTTCTATAGTCAGATGATGTATTATAAGATGTTCCACCACTATTAAAAGTAATATTTCCAACTTCTGTCTGTGCAGACATTGTTCTAAATGCAGTATAACCACCAGTACCTAGAGACTTAGCGGTATACATAAGATCATCTCTTCTACAAACAACATGTCCAGTCTCTCGTATGACAACACCAGCATCTGTATTAGCAGTACCACCTTCATCATCATTAGTAGTTCCAACGAGAAGGCGTCCACTTGAATTTATACGTGCCCATTCATTATTACTTGTATCATTAAATGAAATCCTAGAACTTTTAAGTATTAAAGAGCCTGTACCAGTATCATCAAGGTATGAGTTAGATCCATCATGGTAAAGAGCTACATCTCCATTATTACCAGCTAAAAATTTACAATTATCTTTAGCAACAAAGTCATCATCATGATTCTCTAAATCACCAAAGACCCTGACAACTCCACTCGAATCGATTTTTAATCTATCTGTGGCACTGGTACGAAATGTTAGAGAATTATCGCTGTTGTCATATTTAATTCTTCCTTGATTATAAGAATCAGTATCACCTAAATTAATAATTGATGCTGAATCATTTTTTGAAATAATACCAACCTCACAGTGACCAGATGTTTCACTTACTGAAAACATCGTGTCACTTGTAGCAAAAGTAGTTTGATTAATCCCTACTCTTCCACTCGAATCAATGCGGAGTCTTTCAGCACTACCAGTAGCAAACCTAAGATCAGTTCCTCTAAATCCCAGTGATGCTAGAGTACCATCATCTTCGTAAGCAACTAAGGCAGGTACGTTTCCTACTTCGCTTTGTGCTCCATTAAATCCAATATGTTTATCAGTATCTATTTTTACGGTTAACTTACCGTTAGTCATATTAGAAACTGATTCACCTATACCAACTCTTCCACTAGAATCGATGCGAAAGCGTTCACTGCCTGCTACTCCTATAGAGGCATAATCACTATCATGATTATAGTTATAGTAACCTACTGCTCTTGTGCCATCGCTAAAGAGAAGTCCAGAATCTCTAGTAGTTTCAGTTGCTATATTTATATAAGTATCTGAATCACCATTTTCTATAACAAGGAAATCTTGTGAATTACTATCGAAACCAGTAACAGCATCGTGAGTAAATTTTAATGTATCACCATCAAAAGTAAGTTTTGATTCACCTTGAATAGCGTTCGCTCCTGTAACTGTAGTAATGGTGTTATCAGTTGAACCTGTTAATACGGCTTTTGCTGCAATATCTGTATTAATTGCATTAGCTAGTTTATCTGCTGTAACAGCATCATCTACAATCTTTGCTGTTGTTATTTGTGAATCTGCTATGTGAGCTGTATCTATACTACCATCTACATATTGGTCACTATCTACTGAATTAGCAGACATATGTTCTAGATCTATAGCACTAGCAGCTATATGTTCTGAGTTAATTGCATCGTCTGCTATCTTAGCTCCAGTAACTGCATCAGCATTGATAGCTGCTGTAACTACAGCATTATCTGCAATCTTAGCTGCAGTTACTGCATCGTTAGCTATCTTATCAGTTGTAACAGAACTATTCTGTAAACTAGCAGTAGACACCTGGTTATCACTAGGTGCTCCTATATTTACCGCTGCTCCAATAGTGACAATAAAGTAATCAGCACCACTAGCAGGGGCGGCAGAAAAGATAATAGAGCTACCATCGATAGCAAATCCCTCTGATGGCTGACTGGTTCCAGCATTAGGTTTCTGAAGGACTCCATTGACAGAAACAATAAGTTGCTGTGCATAGGTAGGTGCATTAGATAAAACGAACCTATAAGCTGATCCATTGAATGATGCACTATTACCTCCAGTACCTGAGTAACTTGATATTGTATTGATATAGAAGTTACCTACAGACTGTACTTCATCCCATGAACTACCAGTAGCATTATAAACTAACATCTTATTAGATGAAGTATTGAAGAATAAATCTCCATCATCTAAAGAAGAAGTAGGGTTAGAAGAACCTACACGGTATCTTTCATTGAAGTCAGATACTAATGTTTGAGCATTAGCTACTCCAGCTTCATCTACTATAAGTCTATGATATGTATATATATTTAACGTACTTGTTGTTTGTACTAACATTCCCTTACCAGCAGCAATTGTTGTGCTATTAAGAGAAGAATCTATACCATTAATTGTTACTGTTGAACCACCTAATGTCCTACCAGTAGTACTTACACCAGAACTATTAACTACAATACCACCTGCATCTGCAATAGACACAATAGTACCTGCATCATCACCGGGATCAGGATTAGCATTAGGAAATGATTGATCATCAGCTATTGGATAGAATCCTCCAGCTGCTTGAGTGATTGCCAGGATTTGATCGTTAACGGCTTTTGCAGTCGGTAACTGTACATCAGTAGAACTTCCGCTAACTGCTGTGACAATGCTCTTGCCATCCAGCAAGTTAAGTTCAGAAAGAGTGGCGGTAAGTGCAGTACTACCTGCCAGAATAGATGCAGTACCTGACTGCATATCAGCAAGCGTTGAGAGTTCAGCATCGGCTATTTCCGTAGTTGTAACAGCATTAGCAGCTATCTTTGCAGAAGTAACTGAATCGTCTGCTATAGCTGCAGTATCAACAGCATTATCTGCGAGTTCAGAAGCACCTACAGCATTAGCTGCAATACTATCTGCATTAACTGCATCAGTTGCTATCTTATCATTAGTAATTTGATCATTACCAATATGTGCTGTGTCTATAGATCCATCTACATACTGGTCACTGTCAACTGAGTTAGCTGACATGTGTTCTAAATCTACTGCACCTGCTGCTATATGTTCTGAATTTATAACATCATCACCTATTTTAGCTGCTGTCACAGCGTCAGCTGCTATCTTAGCTGTAGTCACTCCAGAATCAGCTAGAGCTGTAGTATCTACAGAACCTGCTGCATAGTGTTCAGTATCAATAGAATCAGCTGCTAAGTGTTCAGAGTCTATAGCATCATCTGCTACCTTAGCTCCAGTAATTGCGTCAGCTGCTATCTTAGCTGTAGTTACATTAGCATCTGTTATTTTAGCAGAGGTTATTGCGTTATCTGCTATATCTCCTGTAGCTATAGTTCCGTCTATAATATTAACTGATGCAACACTGTTAGCTTGCATTTGAGCTGTCGTAATGCAGTTATCAGCTAATTTTATTTCAGTTACAGCATCATTAGCAATATGTGCAGTATCTATACTACCGTCTACATAGTGCTCTGAATTGATCTGATCATCAGCAATCTTAGCTCCAGTTATAGCATCTGCTGCTATCTTAGCTGTAGTAACTGCACTATCTTCTACATCATATGTCTGTATCAGCTGATCATCTTGCTCTTCTAACGCACGTAAAACTTGCGTCTGGTTATCATTAAGATCGCCTGCTTTAATAGAAGAACCTGCAGTATATGTAGCTTTACCTTCTACTGCAGATCCTGCATTATTTAATACTTTTGTATCTCTTACTATACGTACAGTACCACTAGAAGGTACGTTACCTGATGTCCAAGTAACTGTACCTCCGTTTGCTGTATAACTTGTTATATTGTAATGTGTAGCAGCTGTCTTTAAAACACCATCTACGTATACTTTTATTTCATCTGAAGAGAAGGTAGGAATAGAAAAAGCTTCTGAAGCACCTCCACTTGCAGTATATTGTTTAAAACTTGCCATTATTTATAAATATTAAGAATGGATTGGGCGTTGGATGTTTCCAGTTGCTTTAATTTGCGACTTAATTTCTGTGAACTATTCTTTGCTTGAAGTAGTTGTATATCAGAATCATCAGATATTTGATTCCATGCTATACGTTTTGCTTGTTCAAATAGATTTCTTATTACTTTATTATGATAATAATCTCTAGGTTCAAAATCTCCTCTTCTACCTGAAGCTCTATCTTGATACATTATTTCCAAAGATTCTAGAATCCTCGGATCTCGAGCTAATCTATTTAATTTAGCTTCTAGATTTAATTTACCTATAGCTTCTTGTAGTTTAGATCTGATCTCAGGATGGTCTGCTAGACTTGTTCCATCTGGAGCTGAGTATACTGAAAGTCTTAAATCATAACCACTATTCCATAGCAATCTTCTACCAGGAGATTCTGTTAATTCGAAGTTAACAGGTAATACAGACTTAGCTACTCTAGTTAAGAAATCATAATCTCTTAAAGGTTTACCTGTCAATATATCATATTTAATAGGTAATGGTTGTAGAGCTAACTTTTCAGTAAGTAAGTTCCTATTTCTTACAGCATCAAATATACCTGAGCTTAATTCTCTAGTATGAGGTGTAAATATTTTACCCATTTCATTCCTTAAAGCAGCAAGAGGTACTGTATTGTTAACTAAAGAACTACCTACTCTACCCCAACTACCAGGACTTCCAGCAAAGGCATCTACCCACATCTGCATTCCTTGTAAATATGATTTACTTGCAAGACCTTGAGCTACAAGTAAGCTCATTCTTTGTAGATGATCTTGAGTCCATTCTTCTCCCATCAACATACTTGAGTCACCTATATCAGCTATAATTGACCACATTTGGTTGAAAGGTTCTATAGAATCATATCCTACCCATACATCACCTATCTTAATTGATCTAGGTTTCCATCCAGTATCTAACCACATCTGTCTTGTCTGTCTATCTACTGGACCATTACCAGTCATATTACCATTCATCCAAGACCAAGAAGCTAAACTGATTAAGCTACTACCCATAGCTAATCTACCAACTTGTAGAGCTTTAGCATTAGCTAATTCTTCAACAGTTGTTATACCATATTTAGCTACACTTTCTAAGTTATTAGGATTGGCAAAAGCTATATCATTAAATTCTTTAACTAAGAAGTTAAAACCAGGTGTGTGTTTAGCAGTTAATGTAAGACCATTTACACCTGTTCTAGCAAATAAGAAGAAAGGTTTAGCCCACGGATTAGCAGTAAATACATCATTTAATCCTTTAGAGAAACCAGTTAGATCTTGTGTGAGTGTTACTTCTTTAGCAGCAAACTTAGTAGCTTCATCTATAAGATCACCATTACCATCAAAGATTTGTCTATAGAAATCATCTTCAAATACTTGTATTAGTGCAGGTGTTATTTCAGGAAGTGCTCCTTTACTTTGAGCATCTAAAGCTGATCTCATAGCTTTCTCTCTCATCTTAGCTCTACCTAAGATATGTCTAAATGCATCATCAGTTGATGCCATTAGCTTAGTAGAGTAAGTTAAGAAATTATTATTATTCCAACTTCTAGCCATATTTGCCATAGCAAATGCAGCTTGATCTCCTTTAGTAGCTCTTCCACTATCTTCTGCCCATCGTCTAAGTAGTTCCCAGTTCTCATCACCTTTAGTAAACTCAGTGAATCTAGTCTTCATACTAGACACATCACCACTCCAGTAGGAGTTTAGTTTAGTTTTAAAGATTTCAAAGGATTCTGGAATAGCTTGCATCATTGCATTCATTGAAGCAAGACTAGATCTTATAGTTGCTACATCTCCTGTGAAAGGATACTTCATTGAAGCCCCTATGAAGGTAGAAATAGGTCTTAAGAAGGTTGCAGTACTTGTACCCATTACAGCTCTAATAGGCGTCTTAGGTCCACTAAGGACACTATTAACCATAACACCTTCTAGTTCTCTAATTAGAGCACCTGTTCTATCTGGACCTTTAGGATCTATTTGACCACCTTTGATCATTTTCCTAGCCCATGCATCAAAGTCGTCTAAGTTATTAACAGTTTTCATCGAAGAGAATAACTCAAACACAGCATTTAAAAGATCATCATTAGGATCATCTTTAGCTATCTGTAAGATACTTAGAATTGCATCCTTAGTATCAGTCATATCAACTCTAACTGCTTCTTCTATAGCATCTTTACGCATCTTACCTGCACCGATACTTCTAAATGAATCTGAAGACCAAGCTCTAGCTCTCTTAACTTCAGTCATAGCAGTCATCATGGTATCAAATACCTGCTTCATAGGACCATCAGTTTCAATTAAGTTTATGAATTCAGATAGTTCTCTACCAGCTATACCATTATCTCTAAGTTGTTTAAGTAAGGTTCCTACTACTAAATCACCTGCTACTATATTTTTAGTAGTCCAAGTCTCGACAGTTTCTACAACATTACCAGCATCATCAGTTAAATCATACTTAATAGAAGATCTATACATTTCATCAAGATACTCCTCTGGACTCAATTCAGCTGCATTCCTACCTAATGTCATTCTTTGGTGAGTTGCTACTGCATCACCATATACATCCATCATGCTTTGTCTGCCAGCTTTAATATCCTCCATTACGGATTGAAACTTTGCATCACTGTATAATCCTTTTAATACTGTTTCAACTATATCTTCTGTCATTGCTCCTGTTTCAGCTACACGTTCTCTTTGAACAGGTGTAGTCACAGAACCAGTAGAACCATCTTCAGCATCCCAATTCTCTCTTGTCTTCTTTAATTGTGTTCTAGCTTTCTCAGGACTTACTTCAGATATATGAGCACCTTGATGTGGTTCAGCATATGGTCTATTCTTACTAGCACCAAACTCATTCTTTCTTAATTCTTGTAGACCTTTTCTAAGTGTTTGATACTCAACACTCTTAGCTCTACTCTTTACTTGTCCTCTTACTTTTGTACCTGCTCCACCTAGTAACATTGAGGCACCATCAAAAACAAGACCAATTCCCATGCCTTCGACAATGTTCTTAAACTTCATCCACATAGGATGATCTGTATCTTTTGTACTGATAGGTGTATCCATCCAGCCATGATGATCTCTCAACATACCTAATGCATTATGTCCATCTGATTCTTTAGATATTAAATCAGCTACACCACCAATAGCAGCAGCTCTAAGTAAACTATATCCAGCTATACCTGTTAAGGAAGCTGGTGCAGATATACCTAATGCTGATGCAGTAGCTGTTATACCTACAGCCATAGTACCAAAGTGTACAGTACCTCTTAGTAATTTACCCCACCATGTTTTAGTAATGATAGGGTTTTCATAAGACTTAAAGGGTGTCCATTCTGGTTGATAGAATCCCTTTTCCTGCCTTTCTCGAAGCATCTCACCTGAAATCATGTCTACTGCACGTTCAGGGAATGTTGCTACTGAAGAAGCTGTGTCTTGTAAACCGCCTGATAGGATGGATTGTATTTCTTTGGTAAAACCTTTGAAACCCCAATTCTCTTGGTTACGAGGATCATCTTGTAAAGATTCAATCTTTCTATTTTCTTTTTCTTTTTCTATTAGATTAGGTTCTAGTTCTGCTTGTTTCTGAGCATAGTAATCTCTTAAAGCATTATTAGGTAAACCCTCCTCTTCATCTATATTCTGACCTTCAATGTTGAGGTCTTCCTGATCATTTGGTTCAGTTATCATAGTTAATCTCGTAAGTCTTTCATTAGTTCTTCCATCATTGCAGCTGATAAATTAGCAGGTTGGTTAGAGAAGTGAGTAGTATCTACTTCACCTGATGCATTTAAAACTTGTAATAGAACTTCATTTTCTGATAAATCAGATTCGTAATTAAGTTCTATAGTCTTACATGTTTTAGGTACCTCAGAACCAGCTATAAGATGTTTACTTGCACATTGTGCTTTCATTAAAAGTCCAGGTAATTTCTTTTGAAAGTCTGCATCAAATTTTACTGTGTCAAGATCTTCGATACCTAATACATCAAGAGCTGTAGCATATAAAAACTCTTTTTCATCTAATCCAAAAATACCTACTTCAGAAATTTTTCCTTGCTTAAATAGTGTCTTAATTTGTCCTACACTATATTCACTAATAGGACTATCTAATGTAAAATCTTTTTCTGATTTATAGTAATTAAACTTTTCATCGCCTGGAAATCTGCTATCTTCTAAAACACTTTTCTTTATAAAACCTTCAGTAGCAAAATTAAGTATGTCACCACCAGCAGATAATTCAAAGAAGTTACCTGATAATGGATGCTTAGTCATTTCTTTATATAAGTCTTTTCCTAATGCAGTTTTGAAAAAATCACCAGTTAGCTGTAACTCCTTAGCTTCATCTATAGTTATCAAGTTCAATGAAAGTGCTCTAGCTATAGCTATATTCCTTGGATCTACATCATCTTCTAATGCATTAGCATATCTTGTATAGATAGGAGGCATGGGACCGATACCTTTTGCGTATCGTCTAAGACTATTTACAGTTACATCATCTTCTCCACCTAGCCTTTCTTGTAATAGTATTCTACTTGAATTCTTAGCTATCAATCTAGTTTCATCTATTATATTTATATTTCTCTGTTCACTTTGAGAAATAGAACGACCACTAGCGAAAATTTGTGAATGCTTTATAACTTCAGCATTGGCTTTATCTGTAGGAAGTGAGTTGAATCTCTTAAGCCAATGACCCAAAGCAGCATTTATCCATTCTTTTTCATCTCCATTTGGATTATTTCGTTTCTCTTCTGCATATAGAAGAGCTATTTCATTCTTATATTGCCTTACTACATTATCTACATAAGTACCTGATAGAGCTGCTGAACCATCTTTTGAGCTACCAAATGCATATGGTTCTATGTTCTGAAGAATTATTTTTTCAACATCAGCATTTTGGAGTATTTCTTTAGAAATTAAAGCATCACCATATTTTGCTTTGAACTTATTAAAATCCTCTGTATTTAGAACCTTTAATTCTTCACGATAAATAAAGTCACCTTGTTCTGCCCTAAGTGATAAACGTACTAACTGAACTTGCGATGCGATATCATCTTTAGTAGTACCTGCCTGGATTAATATATTCTTTGCAATATTTTCCATATCTGGATTTAATTGGTTATTATAAACCAATGTAGCGAATTCTGTTTCCTTCTGGATCAGCCATTCTTTAGGTACTACGCCACCATTATTTTCTCTTTGCTCCGCTACTTCCGTCAAAAGATTTTTAGTAAAAGTAGTACCCAATCCATAGTTTGCTTCAATTTTTGCGTTATCTTTTTCATCTCTTTCTTTTTGAACAGCAATTTGCCATTTATCTATATCATCTTTATAGACTTCATACAATGTACCTTTCGTACCATTTCTATCATATTCATCACTATTCTTTAGTTGATTCATGATCTCTAGCATTTCTATATCTCCATCAACAAATGCTTTTCTTAAAGGACCATTTAGATGATACATTAAGCCACCTTTTGCATGGCCTTTTGAATCTCCTGAAGTTATAGCTCTTAATAAGTAATTATTATCGTCTGAAGTCTTTATACCCTCAACTATAATTGCAGCTTGACTTGCTAAAATATCATCAGAAAGCTTCTTATCTAATGATATTTTTTTCTCTGCTAATCTTAGCTTCCTGAATTTGATAATTTCTGGTAAAACTTTTCTATTCAAATAACTTTTCTTCAGAGCACCACTATCTCTTATATTACCATAATAAGCAGCTAGAACTTTACTATAAAGTTGATCTTCTACATCTAAGGAATTCTCTTCATCACCTAATATTCTATATTCAGTTTTACCATTAATCTCTACAGGTAAAGGTATGTTCTTGAAAATATCAACCATACTTTCAATATTCTCTGTATTTGAAAAGAACTCAGAAATTTCATTATGAGTTTTTAATTCACTAACTTTTTGTAATAGACCTGAAGCTTCTTGTGAATGACCTGCTAAGTAAGCAGAAGCTGCTGTATTTACACCTAAATCTGCTGTAGCATTATCACTATTTATATCAGTTTGATTCTCATTATTTATACCTAGAATTTTCTGTACAAGTGTATCAGTAAGTCCCCCTTCTTCAAGGTTAGCAGTTCTCAGCATACTTGCCAACGCTTGATTCCGTTTATTCGCTTCAAGCTGTTCATTGACAAGTGTTGTAGTTTTAGGAAGCCAATCAGATAATCTTGCTATAGTTCTATCTCTAGATTTCTTAGCAGCAGTCATAGAAAGATACATCTGCTTAGCAAACTCGTTATTAGCATTTATAGTATCTTTAGTATACTGTGCCCAAGCTTTATCTGAATCTAGATATGTATTCTGTTTTAATTCTCTTTCTCTGTCACCTACGATTAGGTCGAGAGAAGGTTTAGGAAATGATGATGTCATAATTTAGATTGTCCATTTGCTTATTCCAGATGTAGGATTAAATATAGAATAACCTGTACTAACTATTTGTCCTGCAGTATCTAATCCTCTCATAAATTGACTTTGATCAGCCCAGAATCTACCAGGACTACCAGGTTGAGGTATGAAGTTTTCTAAAGCTCTAGCTACTTGTGCTTGGTATATAGCTTGGTTCTCATTATATTTTCTTCTTAATATTTGACCACCTGATTCTTCAGCTATAGCTGATTTCTGTGCTACCATAGCAAGAACTGCATTATACTTATTTCTATTAGCTCTATTAGATACGTTATAAGCACCTGAGCTTGTACCTGCTCCCAAGAAATCTGCAGAAGCTTGGGTAGCATATTGTCTGAACTTGTTTACATTCTTAGCAATCTTTAATGCACCATATTTAGCATCAGCATCTCTTTTAGTTTTCTTAACTAAAACATCAGATAATTTTACATCAGCTGTTGTTTCTCTGATAGAAATGAGGTTTTTCTTCGATTGCCAATTAGCATCATCTATCTCCTGTTGCCCTTCTGCACGGGCTTTTTCCATTGATTGACACATTTTGCGAATTCTATAAAGGTTAAGTTATTAGGTCCATGTCTTATTTCTCTTAAGAATTTGAAACCTAAAAATTTGAGTAAT